CATTAATCTGCGCCTGCTGGAATGCCGGCCCGAGTGCGGCGAGATCAATACCAAATTCTTTTGCGACATCGGCGACTTTCTTAAAATTGAATCCCGTCAGCTCGCCCTGCTGATTGAACACATAGCCCATCTCGTAGGCTTTGCCAATCAATCCGTCTAGTTCGGTCTGCATGCCAGACAATGAAGTCCGCATGCCTTCGAGTTTCCTGTTCGATTCCTCAAGCTGCCTGTCGAATTCTTCCTGCGCTTTTTTTGCGGCTTCGGCTTGTTCCTTTGCGGCTTCGGCTTGCCTCTTTAACAGATCAAGCGTTTTATCGCCGCCGCCGAATAATTTGGATAGGCCAGCGCCGAGCAAGCTACCAGCCATCGCGCCGAGCGGCCCCATCGTAGAGCCGAGAATCTGGCCGATTTTGCCTGGAATAGCTACGCCGATCTTTTCTCCGATATCTTCGCCAAGTCCCTTACCTAGTGATGCACCAACAGCCTTTAATACATCACCGCCACCTTGTATAGAATTAACAATCGTAGCGCCAAGATTTTTGAAAGCACTACCAAGGTTTGTAACTTTATTTTTGGCATCAGTGGCTAGATTGTTGAAAATAATCCACTGATTTAATGCGTCATCATCAATAATCTTGTTAATTTTGCGCTTTGCAAGCTCATCTAGATCTTTACGAGCAGCATCGCTGGCTGCTCCAACTGTTTCAAGCGCCAGCAGTTCGTTATATTTCCATCTGTTTATTTGATCGATCTGGAAATCAACACGACTTGCAGTTTGCTGATAAACCAAATCGTTTAGTTCTGTCTGCGTCTTTTTTTGAAGTAGCGCACCAGCAATAATATCTTGAGCCATCCGATCAGCAGCTTTAGTGACTTGATCTGTGGCTTTAAATGCCGATGGCCCCAACAGACTCCATTCATCATTTTGTTTCTTGATGAACTCTGTTAATTCTTTTTGCTGTTCGGCAGTCTTTTTACTAGCGGCATCAGCTTGTTTCAGGCCTTCGCTATACAACCTTACTGAATTTTCTGTCAGTTGAATTGACGGATAGAGCACTTTCATGCCCTTAACAATCTCATCATTCGACTGACCCAAATCAATACCGGCTTTGATTTGCTCCTTCTGCGCAGATGTAAGATTGGCAATCTGCGTTCGAGCAATTGTTAGCTGATCCGAGTAACTAACAAATTCAGCCTTGGCACGAACGTGTGCGTTAGCTTGAACATCAACTGCCGATGCATTTTGACGTGCAGCTTCAGCCGCCGCTGTTGCCTCGACTGCTGCCTTGGCTTCTGCTGGTGTCATTTGGTCAATACCCATGACCAAACGTGACAACCTTGCCGTTAAATTGTCAGAACTGAGCGCCCACTGAGCAATACTATTTTTGACTGTTTCGATATTGCCAATTTTCCAAGCAGCCCATACTGAAGCAATTGCTACCGCAAGAGGCGCAAATGCTAAAGCTGCGCTACCTGCTGCGGCACCTAATGCAGCGAGTGAGGTCACGCCAGCAGCAGCGGTCGCCATAGTCAACAATGGTGCTGCTGTTGAAATAGCTGCGCTGATTGCAACAACAGCCGTTGACAATGCACCTGCGGCTGCAACAAACAGACCAAACGTAACAATGCCAGTTTGAACAGAATCAGGAAGTGCTTGGAATGCAATTAAAAGTGGCGTAATACCTGATTTGATAATATCGCCCATCGACTCTTTGGTATTGTCGATAGTATTTGCGACATCTCGCATTCTTCCGGCATACGTATTCATCTGCGCTTCAGCTTGTCCACCAAAACGCTGATTCAGTGCATCTAATACTTGTTCTGTAGTTGCGCCTTCCTTAATAATATCTTTCAGCGAAGGAAGCATCTTTGCTATCGCAGTGCCTCCACCATCAAATGCTTTGGCTACTGCTTTTGTAGCGGTTGTCAGATCAATGCCAAGTCCTGCAGAAAGATCACTAGCAGCCGTAAGAGCCGCTTTCATTTGTCCTGGGCCACATCGCCAACTTGCACGAGCAATGCCTCCATTTCCATCAGCAACTCATCAGCATTTCCTGTCGTTTTTTCTAACTCACTAGCTAGATTGGCGTATTGATCTGAAAGTTTGGGAGTGAAACTTCCTTGACTCTGCAATGCTGCATTAAGTCGTGTCGTTGCATTTTCTTGAGCATTGGATGCCTTAACCCAATCCATTGCGATTGTAGATGCTGCATACAGTGATGCACCAGCAGTGGCAATGCTTGCAGACAATGAAGCAAATGAAGAACTAAGATTTGATGATGATGAAACAAGTGCTGATTGACTTTGTGATGCCGATGTCGTGGCATCAGCCAATTTCAGCATATCTGCTGGCGGCTGAATACCAAGCAGTTTCATTTTTTCAATCGCCTCAGTAACAGTGCGATTGACTCTTGCCATTTCCGATTCGGTGAGTTTGGCGGCACCACCAATGGCATTAACGCCCTCTGTCGCCTTGATTGCACTTGCGATCAGATTCTCACCAGAGAATGCCTTGGCAGCTCTATCGACGCTGCGCTCTGTCACTCCAGCGGCAGAGGCAAGCTTATCTAGCGCACCTTCTGCCGATTCCGCAGCCTTCATAAAATTTTTGAAGTCAGCGTCAAATTTCGCTGTGACCGGCATAGCGCTCTAGCTCCTCAATTAAAACTTTATGGACTGAGACAGGCAGCGCCTCAAACTCAGCCCATGACCAATGCATTACTCGGCAGATGGCGAGTCCGTGCTCGACATACTGCCGCCAGGTTTTCCCAAACCTTGCTCACCCGTCTCGATATGAGCTAAGACAGCAGCACTGATACGCTCCCAGGCAGACTTGCTGAGATTGTCTACGGCATCAAAGGTAAACTTGACAGGCGATCCGTTTCGCATCAGGCTCCAACCGACGATATACGCGCAGATGTTTGCCTTCCACACTTCCTTAAGATCAGGCTCAATCCGCCCATCAGCACGAACGGTCTTAATCAATCGCTGTTGCACTGCCATTGATTCGCCAACCGTCAACTCGCGTTTCACGTCGATCCATTGACCGTCGCCAATATCCAGACGCACGACGCTTGGCTCAACAAACCAATCACCAGAACTATCAATCGTCTTCCGCTGCTTAACCATGCTGTTGTATCCTCTCGCCGAGCGTCATCGAGATACGCTCGTCGGTATGCTGCAAGTCAATAATCGGATAAGTCAACTCATGCCGGCCTATCCGCAGAACTACGACTAGCGGCGCTTGCGTCATCCGATAGTCATCCGTGCTGGCAATATCACCCGATAATTCACGATCTGAAAGAGTCCACGGGCCAAAGGTCGCCGCGACCATATACGACCAGCGCACTTCACCCGTGAACCCTGAGAGACGCATCAATAATTACCCGACGCGAGTGCAGCCGCCGCTGAACTGGATATCCGTCTTGAACGTCACTGCGCCAGAGACGGAATCTTCCACAGACATATTGCTCGGGAAGACCTGCCCATACCAATACTTAGCGACACCGACGCCAGCAGGATACAGATAGCAGCTCACTGCTTCAGCCGAATCGAACGCATCGAACGGAATATCCGCATTATCAGCGAAGAATCCATCCAGACTGCCGGTTGCGTTCTTGATACCAGCCACGAAGCTCGAGAACGTATCGCCAAGTGACGTAGTTTCCGCCAGCGCCTGCTCAATCGACAGCGACCAGGCAGACAGATTCGCCACACTCGACGCACTGCCGGCATTGTTCACCGCCAGCAGAACCGCTCCATTACGACCGTGATACTTAGGCATTGCTTACTCCCTTTGCAGCATGCTGCTGCCAGATAATTAATTGTTCGATGACTTGCCGTGATCGCACTAGCCACGTATCTGATTGCACCGCCGCACGTTGTTGAGACGTAATCGCTTGACGCCGTGATTCATCGCTCAACAGTTCACGCAGTAATGCGCTTGTCGCTGCCGGAGATGATACGACCGGCGCATCAGGGAACTTTTCGTGCCACTCGGCCCGTTCGTCAGATACGAGACAGACTCCCGCTGCTGATAATTCGTAACAGCGAGGATTAAGACTCTCGGCGGCAACAGGTGCCGCTCGGAACAAATTAATCGCAATCTTTGACCGCTGCGCGAGTTTGATCATCTCCTGGTTCGGTGTAATACCACCCTTCAGGAAGCGATGTAATCCGCTACGCTTCGGCACGTCAACTGGCCGGCAATACAGATGAAAGTCAATGCCAGACCAATCAATCTCTGAGAACCATTTGATCCGTTCAGGAAACATCGATCCACAGAAGAATACATCAGATGTATATTCCTGAGCCGCCGGCAGATCATGGACACCGACTCTCCACGCATGTGGCAGGTATGCGGTATTCGGCTGCACGGCTTGGAACGCTGGCACTGCTGATCGTTCATTCGTCCAGACGCCATGACATGCTGCCGCAACCTTCAATTCCTGATCCATGACATACGGCGATTCTGTGCAGAGCAGCCAGACTCGCAATCCCGCTCGGCGCATCAACTCAATACGCTCCATCGGGATAAACATCGCCGTGACAATCACGATATCCGTGATGCGCTTCTCGATGGCTCGTTCAACAATGCCAGAGGTTGCATGGTGCATTACGTCTACTTGATTCGGCTTCGTCCACGCCGTCTCTTGGCTCGCCTTCTTCTGCTTACGCCAGAGATAATGCAACCAGTTATGCGCCATTGTCATGCGGCCATCAAGTCGCCATTCGCAGACGTTAACGCCGTTAGACTTCAGTCCCTCGACAAGACCGGTATGCACATCATGTGTCGCCCATGATGCGCCAGGATGAACAACGAGTAGATTCATTGCGGATCAGCAACGACGCGATAGATTCCGCCGTTGTGTTGAAAACGATGATCACTCGCATCATCGACTTCTGTATACGCGACTCGCTCATCCCTGACACATAGCATTGAGTCATAGCCAGAGATAGATAATGTCGCTCCGTTTAGAATCGCGTAAATACGATCGGCTGCGGATGAAGCAGCGACCATCGACGTAGAACCATCGACAGCTTTAATCATGTAGCGAACAGATTCAAAGGCAGGCGTAGCCGTGCTCATCTGCGGCTCGTCGAGATGGTCGATAATCTCGACAATCACAAACGGCTGTAATGCACCTTGCGGAGATGTCCCGCGAAAGACGCCGCCTGGTGCTAACGTCGTCAACGTCGCATCATTCGACAACGCCGCGAAAATCGCCGCATCAATCGCTGCGCTGCTCATGACTTATCTACCGCAGCCTGCAAGATTGCAGGCAGTCTCTGCTCGATACGAGCATACATCAGGCG